CGGTGCACTGCGGCTAACAAGCCGCTTGCCATAATAGGCGAGAAGCGCGGGGGCACTTTGGAGCTCCTACTCATGCGCATTAGAAATCGTGCAACACAAGTTGGTTTCCCGGACTATCGTTGTGAAACGAAAGGTCCCGGGAGTCAGGCAGTTAATAATAGCTTCCTGACTTTCTCCGATGATACAGAGCATATGGAGGACCGGGTGAATCCCGGTTACTTCAAAGCTCTCAAGAGCGGAGGACTGTTACCTGTATCACCTATGTGGAAAAGCTCCATGGCCACACAGGTGATTCTTGGGACAGTTGACCTATCGGCCACCTGGAAGAACGGTTCAACCGTTATTCCTAACTGGGCATATTGTCGTGGCGAAGCCGTTTTCGGACGGTTTCACAACGCCAACTTCAAGTCCCCTGGCCGACCGAGCATCAATAAGCCTGCGTTGCTTCAAAGCGCCCTTGCGAGCGCTCAAACCAACGCCTTTGACATGCTCACTTTTGCTGCCGAGTTCGGCAAGACCGTCGAGATGTTTGCTACTGCCTGGTCCCGGTACGCCGCTTATTTGCGGAAAGTACTAGCTCAGGCGCAGCGAAATGCATCACGGGATAAAGGAAAAGGCACTGCCGGCCGCGACTTCTTTGCGGAAGCGTGGCTGGAGTGGCGCTTTGGCCTACGTCCCGTTTTGTATGACATCGAAGCCCTTCAAGAGCTTCTACGACGGCTCGCGGAAGGATCTCCTATCCTGTCGCGAGGGTGGGCTACGGAATCGGCTTCGGCCCAAACCGCATCCGCCTCAAGAACGTCTGAAATTTCTTGTTATTCGTACCAAGGTGCCGGCACCCAGCTCCGCTGGATGCTCGCAACTGGAGGTACGCATACCGAGGAAGCACGGACGTGGGTACGTACCGTTACCGGCAGAGCTTCTGTCGGTGTCGAGGTAACTACTCGTGACTTAACATTAGCCGATCCCGTGCTCTCCTTGTGGGAGCTCACGCCGTTTTCAGTCTTTATTGACTACTTCGTGCAGATCGGTGACCTGTTGGCCGCGTTTAGCCCCTTTGCAACCGGTAAGCTCGCATTCGCGACTTACACGGAAACGGTGACAGATGTGAAGACCGAAACTGCCAAACCTATCGCATTACCCTCACGGGATCTGCAATGGGTTGGCGGCTCGACCCCTTCCACTGTTATACGTACCGAGGAGGTGACCATCCGCTCTCTCGAGCAGGTGGTTCCAAACATCTCCTTTAACCCCCAGCTTGACGTATCACGGGTCCTTGATCTGGTTGCGTTAATCTGGGTTCTCCGACGCAAAGCTTTTCGCGTCATCAAACTCCTGTCAACCTGACAGATACTACCAAGGGACAATACCATGTCGCTAGTTCTTCCCGCAGGCTCGCGCCTGCAAGGCGTTACCAACGATGGTAACTCCATCACCTGGCAGCTTCCTGGGCATACCGTCCAGAAGCCCAAGCTCGCTATTTTCAAGCGAACTGTGCCGACCTACAACCAGACCACCCAGAAGTGGAGTGATCCGGCCTATCAGTACAAGGTTGTTTTTGGCGTTGTTGACGCCGAAGGCAACCCGGTTCGTCCGAACATCCAAATCGGCACCGAAGGGATTAAATATCCCATGGGTGGCGTGGATCGCGCGGCGACCTTTGCTGAGGCTCTCGCGAGCTTTCAGGCCTTCACTGCAGGTATCACTGCTGAGGAAATCCTCAGTCAGCAATTTCCTGCCCTACCGGCTTCCGCCGGTTAACCACGACTGTTCGGAGGTCAACGTATGGGCGCTGCTCAACGTTTTCGTGGCCGTCCTGGCTACGACCATGGTTGTTTTATTACCCACATCATACGAGATCTTCGTCCATTCCTGCGGGGGTTCGCCGACATTTTGTTGGCGGACACTTCAGACCCGCGAGAATTTCGAAGTACCGTAGCTTGTCTAGAGGCGTATGCAGAGCACTGCCTTGTTGACGACATCCCCTTCCGCGCTGCAATTTGTCAAATTGCTGCCACAGTGTCGAAGCTCCCCACCTGGGGCGCTGAAGACGATAACTATCGGAAG